AGAAGATGATGTTTATATTGGTGCTTATTGTTTGATAGGTTTGCCACCAGAATGGAAAGGTAATGAAGATAAAGATTTTGGAGTTACAATAGGCAAAGGAACAAGAATTACTGGAATGGTTACAATTGATAGCGGTGCAGTATCAAGAACCATAATCGGAAGCAATTGTTATATAATGAAACATTCACACATCGGACACGATGCGTTTATAGATGATAATGTTACAATCAGTTGCGGTGCTAAAATAGGTGGTCATTCAATGATTGGTGAAAATACAAACATTGGATTGAATGCAGTAATACATCAGAAAGTAATCGTTCCTTCTGGATGTATGATTGGTGCATCTGCGTTTGTAGGTAAAAAATCAGAGTTAAAACAAAATTCAAAATATGCTGGAGTTCCAGTTAAATATTTAGGAGAAAATAAAAAATGAAAGTAGCAATAATATTTCTTGATTATCACAGACACGATTTTAGAAAAGAAGCACTTCGTTCAATCGCAAACGCAGGTTATCCTTTTGACTTATTTACAATCCAAAAGAAAGGAATTGCAACTGCATTGAATGATGGCATAGATAAAACACGAAACTATGATGCAATAGTAACTTGTGCAAATGATATCGCAATGCCTGATAATTGGTTACACGAAATGGTAATCTATGCAGAAAACATAAAAGAATCAGGGATGATTGGAATTCATTGTGTTGAATCACTTCCAGACATAACAGAAGTAAATGGATTTAAGATTCATAAGATTTTTACTGCATTCGGAAATGTAATGATAACACGAAAAGCAATTGATGCCATCGGTTATTTTAACGAAGAACACGACCCTTATGGAATGCAAGATGCTGATTTTGCTTTCAGATTAAACAAATCAGGATTCATAAATTATTATATTCCCAACTTGAAATCAAATCATATTGGTAATGATATTGGACAACAATCTGATTATAGAAGAATGAAAGATGAAGGATTAATAAAAGCAGAATCAATTTACAATGAATCTTGTTATAATTATGACAAGCAAGAAAATTATACAATATTTGAAAGACAATTTATATGATAACCATTCCCGCACAGATTGAATCGGTAGCAACACGAAAAGATAAGACGCTCAAACTTACAATCGGAACTTCTGAACTATCACCAAATCAGATGGCTGATTTGATTATAATGAATCAGCAATTCTGTTATCTTGCCATCAAACCAGAACACTTTGCACAAAACGAACTGGATGCAATTGAAGAATTGAAAACAGATTTTGAAAACCAAAAATCATTCAGCCAAAGATTACGAGCAGTATTGTTTATCAACTGGAAATCAAATAACAAAGGATTCACCGATTTTTTACCATATTATATTCATATGATGGAAACTATTATTGGACATTATAAAAATCAAATAGATGGGCAGATATAAGTTAATAGAAACACCAGAAAAGATGTTAGAGATGTTTGAGAATTATAAAACATTCGTAAAATCAAATCCAAGATACAAACATCAACTATGCCAACGAACTGCTGAAATGGTTAAAGAACCTTTGGAAGTACCTTTGACAATGGAAGGTTTTGAGGTGTATTGCTTTGATAAGTTTAAAGTAACAATAGATAATTACTTTAGGAATGAAAACGGAAATTATGATTCATATTACACTATCTGTACGCATATAAAGAAAATAATCCGTCAAGACCAAATCAGCGGTGGTATGGTCGGGCAATATAATCCAAGCATAACGCAGAGGTTAAATGGACTTGTTGAGAAATCACAAGTAGAGAATGACGGCAAGATTGAAGTTATATTCCGTGATGGCAAGACAATTCTGTAAAGGTTTATTGGTTTGTGATAATACCCATCATTTCTATGGTGGGTTTTTTGTATCTTGCAATTATGGTTATTGAATTACCAAAACCACATATCAACCAAAAACAGATTATGGAATCATCAGCACGATTCCGTGTTGTTATGTGTGGAAGGAGATTCGGTAAATCTGAATTATCACAAGTTGAGATAATCATTAACGCATTGAAAGGTTTTAATGTTGCTTACATAACACCTACATTCAAACTTGCAAGAACATTCTTTGAAAAGTTAACACAATCACTTCCTTTTGAGAACAACAAATCAGAACTGATAATCAAATTCCCGAATGGTGGTTCAGTTGAATTCTTTACTGGAGAAAGATTAGATAATTTAAGAGGACGCAAGTTTCACTTCGTTGTTATTGATGAAGCATCATTTATTGCAGATTTAGAAAACGGATGGCTTAATTCAATCAGACCTACTTTAACAGATTATAAAGGCAGAGCATTATTCCTATCAACACCGAAAGGAAAGAACTTCTTTTATTCACTTTATATGCGTGGCGGTGAACCAGATTGGGAATCATTCAAGTTTACCACTTATGATAATCCACACATTGATTCAAACGAAATCAACGATGCCAAACGGCAACTTCCTGAAGTAGTTTTTGAGCAGGAGTATATGGCGAATCCGATGGAGAATTCAGCAAATCCATTCGGTAATAAATTTATTGCTTCGTGTGTAAAACCTTTATCATCAAATCCAGTTGTTTGCTACGGCATAGATTTAGCGAAATCATTTGACTGGTCAGTTATCATTGGTTTGGATTCAAATGGCTGTGTAGCGTATTATAATCGGTTTCAGAAGGATTGGAAGCAGACAAAGGAAACAATACTTACGCTTGACAGAAGCAAACCAGTATTGATTGATTCAACTGGTGTTGGTGATGCCATCACAGAGGATTTGCAAAAGTCATTCAGCCATATGGAAGGATTCAAGTACACAAGCACAACTAAACAACAATTGATGGAATTACTTGCTTCTGCGATTCAGAAAGGTGAAGTTGGATTTCCAAATAATGAAATCAAACAAGAGTTAGAGATATTTGAATATCAGTTCACATCAACTGGTGTTCGTTATTCAGCACCTTCTGGATTTCACGATGATTGCGTTAATGCTTTAGCACTTGCGGTTCGTTGCAGAGAAAAGAATAAATCGGTAGGTCAATATTGGTTCGTGTAAAAAAGCCATCCAAATTTGAGATGGCTTACCGCATAGAAAGGATTGTTATCGGAATAAAAGTAATAAATTATTTTCAAAAATTACCATTATATATTATGAAGCTAAAATTAACAATCAAAAAGTTTCAAGAATTATTTGCCATCAGTCAGATGGAAACAGATGAAATAACAAAATCATCTTTGCTGGTTCAATGCTTAACTGATAAGACAGAAGCAGAAATTGACAGAATGAAACCTGAACAATTCGGTAAACTATGCAAACAAGTTAACGATGCGTTTGATATAGTTGGAAAAAAGATTGAAAATTCAAAGCCGACTAATTATGTGAGAGCAAATGGTAAATGGTATTTTATGAACTATGATATTGCAAAACCACCAATGAATGCTGGTCGCTATGTAGAGATGGCAACATTCAGCAATGACATAATCGGCAACTTGCACTTGATTATGGCAACAATGGCGAATCCAATGGAATGGAGTTTGAAAGGATTGAGGTTAAAAAAATACGATGGAATAAATCACGATAAGGTTGCAGAGGATATGTTACATCTTGATTTTGAAGTTGCTTATCATTCCGCTGTTTTTTTTTACGCAGTTTTCAGCAAATCAATTCAAAGTTTCCAAAATTATTTCAAATCAATAACGAAGAATCAGACGGAACTGGAAGCAGCAATGGAGAATTTCACAAGAATTTCGGGTGGTTATACAACGGCAAAATGGTATCAGAATTTGAAAATATCAGTTTGAGTGAAGTTTGGGAATTACCAACTTTACAATTCTTGAATGATTTGGTTTATATAAAATTAAAAACAGAAATGGATGCCGATTACATTCGCACAAAGTCAAAGCAAACTTCTATCAACTAATTGGTTGGATGTTAATGCAGATGAAGATGCAATGTACATCGTTATAGAAGATACATTAAGTCAATATGGTGAATTGTTTTTGAAGAACCTTGAAAAGTATGCAAACGAAAGACAAGTGGTTGCTACTGGTAATATGATTTCAAAAACAAAAGTTAATGTGATAGAAGGAAATGGTGGTCAGATATTACGAATCAGTTTGCCTTATTACTTTGATTTCGTGAACGAAGGTGTGCGTGGTGTAAAGAGTTCAAAGAATGCACCTAAATCACCATACAAGTTCAGAACATTAACTGGAATGAGTGCAGATGGAAGAAGGTCGCTAAAGAATTACATTCAATCTGGAAAGGCGAAAGTTCGTTTAGTAGATAAACCAGTTGGTGCTGAAAGAAAAGGTAAGCGTTTACAAGGAAAGAAGAAACAATTGATTGATAGACAAGTTGACCAATTGATTTACAACATTAAAAAATATGGTATTAAAACAACACGATTCTTT